GACTGTGATAGAATGGTATCGTCGGAGGTTGTGCCAAGCAGGGCCGGCCAAGGGGGAAAAAGAAAGGGGGTCGTAGCTTACCCTCGTTTTTTCGTCCATCGCAATTAATTTATAGCATTAAAGAGTTATCGTTTATCGGTAGCTCTTTTATTTTTTACAAACTAGATTGATCGGAGGTAATAACGATGGCTAGACCAACAGATTATAAACAGGAGTACAACGAGTTAGCCTATAAGTATTGTTTACTAGGCGCTTCCGATAAAGACTTGGCTGATTTCTTTTATGTGGAAGAATCTACGATCAATAATTGGAAAATAGCACATCCAGAGTTTCTAGAGTCCATAAAAAGAGGTAAAGAACTAGCTGATGCAAACGTAGCCAGCAGATTATACAGCAGAGCCACCGGATATGAGCAAAAAACAGATAAAATCTTTCAATTCCAGGGCGATCCAGTGATAGTGCCAACGGTTGAACATATAGCCCCAGACACTACTGCTGCAATATTTTGGCTGAAAAACAGACGGCCCAAGGATTGGCGGGATAAGCAGGAAATCGAAATGTCCGGCAACGTCGCAATTGTTGATGATCTTGGCTCAGATAATGCTTGAAGTCAACAAAGGATTCATTTTGTTGACCATAGTAACAAATTGTAACTATTCCTCAATCCATTGCAGGAGTAAGCATGCATGGACTTGCGGATAGTTTTATTGGCTGATGGCGTCCGTCAATAACACCAATTTCAAGCATTCCGGCGCTGTTATGTGACAAGCTGATCCTCTCCCTCCCCTGCTGCTGGTGCCGGTGATGGCGGAGACCTGATGCCTGGTCCCGGTGACACCCGGGCAGGGGTTGGTCGCGATCGGGTGGGTACGGGTGGAGGGGAGGCGTAGTAGAGTATATACATCCCCTAAACTTCTTTTCTGGAGGTTCTATGACAAAGAAGGAACAAGGAAAACTTCTCTCTGAGTGGCAGAATCGTTTGTATCTTACAGAATGGCGTATAAAGCTAAATATGGATTGCCGCCCTGAAGACATGAGGCTTGAACATGCAAGCGGATGCACCGAGTGGTCTGAACCCATCAAAACAGCCCGGATTGATATTCTCGACGAAAAATATTACGGAAGCAGAATCGTTCCGTTTGACTTCGAGAAAACGCTTGTCCACGAACTTTTGCACCTGAAATTCTGCTTGTTTGGAGAAAGCAGAAATGATGTTCAGGACAGGCTTCTGCATCAGTACATAGATGAAATGTCAAGGGCGCTTGTGGGCGCAAAGCGAATGGCGGCGTCAACCCATGAATCCAAAACGTAAACCCTGCTAATACAACACCCTTTGCGGGTAACACAAAAAAGCACCAAGCCATCCAAACGGGTGGCTTTTGCTATATTCAATTCTGCTGGGCGTCAACCGCTGAGGTGCAGTGTCAAGAGACGCCGACAGGACAAGTGGGGAAAAATATCGGTTTCATATTTGCCCTGGGGCGGGCGGGCAAGATACCGAAAAAACAAACGAGGTGAGTGCTTGGGCTGGCAGGAAGAAGCGGAACACTTAAAATTTGACGACGGCAAATCATGGGCGGAAATTGCTACGGAACTGGCGTCATATTTTCCACAACTGAATCCGCACCAAGTCAGAGAAAAGGTGCGTGATTATATCCGGAACCATTCCGAACGGTATCAGCCTCAGAAACCGGTCAAAACGGAGAAACCGAAAAAGATTGAGGTTGTCCAGAATTTTGAGCCGACCGTCAAGATGGTTGACTGGCACGGAAACAGCATCATCCGGTTCGGACTGATTGGCGACACGCAAATAAACTCCAAATACACACAGCTCACACACCTTCACGCTTTTTATGACGAGTGCGCAAGGCAGGGCATCAAACATGTTTACCACACAGGCGACATCGACGAGGGCGACCAGATGCGCATGGGGCATCAGTACGAGTGCTACAGTCAGGGAGCCGACGACCATGTCGACGAGATTGTACGCGTTTATCCGCGCCGGGACGGCATGACAACGCATTTCATAACGGGCAATCACGACGCCAGCATTACCAAGCGTTCCGGCCACGATATCGGCAGGGCAATAGCAGTCAAAAGGCCGGATATGGAATACCTTGGTCAGGATTGCGCGCTGATTTGCTTAACGCCAAATTGCACGCTTGAATTGCGCCACCCTTGGGACGGAACGGCTTATGCCATGTCGTACAAGATTCAGAAGATGGTCGAGGCGATGGCGGGCGGAGAGAAGCCGAACATGCTTGCCGTCGGGCATTACCACAAATCGGAATACTTTATGTACCGCAACGTGCACTGCTTCCAGACCGGATGCTTTCAGGCTCAGACGCCGTTTATGCGCGGCAAGGGGATAGCGGCTGCGATGGGCGGATGGATTATAGGGGCTCTTGTCGACAAAGAAGGGACTATCACAAACCTTCGCTCCGAATGGATACCGTACTATTGCGCCATTAAGGACGATTACAGGAACTGGACGGCGAGGTTATAACATGGCTAAAGCAAAGACAACGATCAAACTGTCCGATGTTGTCGGCGGAGGGTATGGCTCTTTCTGGCGGGACAGGCACCGCTACCGCGTACTCAAAGGCGGTCGTGCCTCCAAGAAATCAACCACCACCGCCCTGTGGTTTATCACCAACCTCATGAAATACCCGCTTGCAAACGCTCTTGTCGTCCGTCAGGTCTACAACACCCACAAAGACAGCACCTTTGCCACGCTCAAATGGGCGGCAACGCGCCTCGGGGTATACGACAAATGGCAGTTCAAGGAAACGCCGCTGGAGTGCATATACAAGCCAACGGGGCAGAAAATATTGTTCAGGGGTTTTGACGATGTTTTCAAGCTGACTTCAATCACCGTTGAAAAAGGTGTGCTTTGCTGGTGCTGGATAGAAGAATGTTTCGAGCTTGAATCAGAGGAAGAGTTCAGGGTACTGGACGAGACCATTCGAGGCACCGTTCCGGACGGTCTGTGGAAGCAAATCACGCTCACCTTCAACCCGTGGGTAAACTCCCACTGGACAAAAACACGCTTTTTTGACAACACCGATCCGGACGCCTTTACCCTGACGACCACCTACAGGTGCAACGAATGGTTGGACGATAAAGACAGAAATCTCATCGAAATAACGAACATTAAAGAGATAGACGGCAAGCCGAATCCGCAGTATAACCCAGAACGATATCGAGTTATTGGCCTTGGAGAGTACGGCATACCCGGCGGCGCATACTTTGGTGAATTCCGGACTGATATTCATGTTATTCAGCCATTCCCTATTCCTTCGCACTGGACGCGCTTTGTTACGATTGACTATGGGCTTGATATGCTTGCGGGTGTATGGATTGCCATTGACGAGCGTGGCTTTGCCTATGCATACAAAGAAGTTAACGAACCGGACTTAATCATATCAGACGCGGCGCAAAAAGTTCTCAAGGTCAACGACGGCGACCCTATTCGACTTTACTATGCTCCTCCCGACTTGTGGAACAGGCGGCAAGAAAGCGGAAAATCCGTTGCCGATTGGTTTCGTGAATCAGGCATTTATCTGTTCAAATCGAACAACGACCGAGAAGATGGCTGTTTAGCAATGAAAGAATGGTTAAAACCACTTGATAGCAAAGACATCGAAACGGGAGAGCCAATTAAGATTGCACAGCTTCGCATTTTTTCCAACTGTAAAACCTTGATTAACAACTTGCCACAGCTGAGAAGCGATGAGTTAAAGCCCAATATATACGACAACGAAGCTAAAAGTGCAACACGACACCTACTGACGCACGCGCCGGACGCGCTGCGTTATTTTTGTGTCATGCGGCATAGACCGACAGACCCTTTGCCGCCAAATCGGAAACCGGACTATTTCCGCGATGTGTACGGTTACGACGACAACGACGGCGAACCTTCCGAGAGCTACATTTACATGAAAGTGACGGGCATAAAATAAAATGATAAACAACCTCATTCTGGCGGCGGTGCTGGTGCTGTGCTTCCTATTTTGCGTATATTCCTACATTCTGGGCGTCAAACACGGGCGCATCGTCAGAGACGGCGGCACCCCTCACCTTCCGAACCCCGTCAAAGCCGTGGAGGAAATTGCGGAAAAAGCCGCCGCGAAAAAGGAGCAAAAGGAAGTCGAGGACGACCTTGCCGCCGTTATGTCCCTGTCAAAAGAAAGCATGATAAAGGCTATTGATCTGGAGCGCGGCCAGCGAAAGGGCGTGGTTAGGTGAAGCAGTGGGACAATACTCAGGAGTGGAACGAAAAGACCATCGGAGAGCAGTATAACAACGCGATTAATTATTACAGCTCCACGGATTTGAACTGGTCGATGTACAACGGAAACCAGTGGGTGGGCATCAACGCCAGAGAACTCCCCAAAATGACCATGCCCATCTGCCAGCAAGCCATTGACTACCTCATTTCCTCCATTTTGAGCCGTCCGCTCAGGGCCGAATACAACGCGGACAACATACCGGAACCACCTCCCCCGCCTAAAGAGGGAGAACCTCCCGAGTCTCCCGAGTACACAAGAGACAGGCAGATTCGCCAGACCATCAGGAACCTAACCCTTTCCGCCGACATGAAGTGGGAAAAGGAAAAGATGCCGTCAAAGCTCCGCTCCCTCCTGCTCGACGCGGCAAATTCGGGGGATATGTGCGCTCACGTTTATTGGGACGCAAGGGTAAACACCAGACAGAACGAAACGGGCGACTTCAAAACGGAACTCATCGACGGCGCGAACGTCATGTTTGGGAACCCGAACACTCAGGAAACAGAGTGCCAGCCGTATATCCTCATCGTCGGGCGGGATATCGTTTCAAGACTGAAAAAGGAAGCCAAAGACAACAAGGTATCGAAGGAACTCATCGAGCGCATCATGTCCGACGAGGACACTGAATATCAGATCGGAGAGCGCGGCAAGGTCGAGTTGGAGGGCGGCGACGAAAACAGCAAAAAGGCAACGTATGTCATTAAGTATTGGCGGGATGAAGAATCCGGCCATATTTTTTGGAATAAATCCACTCGTTACTGCCCCATCCGAAGGACGGTTGACACCGGCTTAACCCGCTACCCCATCGTCTGGAACAACTGGCGTACCGTAAAGCACTCCTACCACGGAAATTCCGCGATAGGTGCCATCATCGACAACCAGATAGCCATTAACCAGATGTTTGCGATGGTGGTCTACTGGATGCGCCAGCAGGCGTTCGGGAAGATCATCATCGACAGTTCCCGCATTACTTCATGGAGCAACAAAATAGGCGAAGTAATCAAAGCTGACGGCAACGTGGACAGCATCGTAAAACAACTGGAATCCGGCAACTTCAATTCCGCGATTCTGGACGTTATCAACCTCGCTATCAAGTATACCAAGGACTTCATCGGAGCGAACGAAGCGGCTCTCGGGCAGATAAACCCCGAACAGGCCAGCGGCACCGCGATCATGATGACAGCGAAACAGGCGGCTATTCCCCATGAAAACATTCTTGCGCATCTGGAACAGTTCGTGGAGGACTTATATCTCGTCTGGGGAGAGTTTTACCTTAAAAAGTATGACAGCCGCACGCTGTATTTCAGCAACGCGAAGAACAAGACGGACGCGTTCAGCTACAACAGCGCAGACCTCGCGGACGTCCTGCTATCCTGCAAGGTAAACGTCGGGCCGTCCACCATCTGGAGCGAAACTCTGCTCCTGCAAAACCTCGACAATCTGCTGGCGCGGCAGGCGATCTCCGCGAAGCAGTATTTTGAGCGCATCGCGCCGCTAAATATCATGCCCGATGTTCAGGGGCTTATCGCGGACGCGAGACTTAAAGAGATGCAGGCGGCCAAGGAAGCGGAGTTCCAGAAACAGCTTGCGCTCATGCAGGGACAGGCTCCAAAACCCGCGCAGGGCGCAAACCCCAATAATACCCCTGAATTACAGGGCAGTATGGGACTGATGGCGCAGAACAATTTAAGAACCAGCCAGCCGAAGCAAGGGCTGTAAGGGCGAAACGGGATTTCCCGTAACGCTCTTTTTTTATGCCAAAATTCGCTTGCGGACAGCGCATAGCCGCACAAAGGAGATTTATGCCTGAGGAACTTTTAAACCCCGTAAACGAGGGGCAGAGCGGAACCGTTGACGCTCAAGCCACCGAAACCCCAGCCGCAGCCGTTGAGAGCGTAAAAGCTGAACCCGCAACTCAGCCGACGGAGCCAAAAGCGGCGCAGACACCCGACGAAAACGCCAAGTATGCCGCCGCACGCCGTAAAGCCGAAGCAGAAAAAGCGGAAGCGGTGCAGAGAGCGAGGGACGAAGCCGCCGCCGCCCTTGCCCAGAGATTCAAAATCCCGAACGTGAAGACCTTCGAGGACTTTGAAAAATTCGGGCAGGAGCAGGAATTGCAGAACGCCGGAGTTGACCCGGAGAAATACAAGTCTCTGCGGGAAAACGATCCCGAAGTGCGCAAGGCCAGAGAAATTCTTGCCCAGCAGGAAAAACAGAGCAAGGATTTGCAGGCGTTCGGGAAGTTCCGAGAGGCGTTCAAGGAGGCAAACGGCAGAGAGTTTGACATTGCGCAGGACGCTCAGGTGTACCACGACGTGAAAAAGGAAGCCGGAGAAACGGGCAAAGACCTCACGGACGTTTTCGCCAAAATCCACAACAAAACCCTCATATCCAGACTTGCCGAACTGGAAGCCAAGCTCAAGGCGCAGGAAACGAACGCCTCAAACGCCGCGTCCAGCCCCGGAAGCGTCAAGGCAGACGGCGACACAACGGCAACCGGCGACTTCATCACCCCGGAGGCGTTCGAGCAGAACAGGGGCAACCCGCAGTGGGTGAGAAAAAATTACGAAAAAATTGTGAAAAGCCGTCCGAAATGGGGCGGCTGAACTTTTGAAAGGATGACGTTAAATGCCTAACAACGTAGCAAAGGGCTTTATCCCCGAAATTTGGGACGCTTCGATTATCCGAACTCTGGAAGACAACCTCGTCATGAAAAAGATCGTCCGCGCCGTTCCCATCAAGGCGGCTTCCGGCAAGGGCGATACCGTGTATTTTACCGGACTTTCCGACCCGACCATCACCGCCTACACCGGCACCATTGCGCATGAAGACCTGATTGACGACCAGATTGCCATGCTCGTCGACAAGGAATCCACCTTCGCGTTCAAAGTCAGGGACGAAGACGCGCTTATGGCAAATGTAGACCTTGCCGGTTCTCAGGCACAGCGCGCGGCTTACAACCTGAAAGATACCGTGGAAAAAGCCGTATTCCAGAACGTCTACACGCAGGCCGCGGCCGGTACCGTGACCGCGACCATCACCACCCTGAACGTGCTTTCAGCCATTGGCGAGATGGCGCAGAAGCTGGCCGAACAGAACGTGCAGGAAAGCAACATGTGGATGGTTATCCCCCACTGGCTGCGTCTGAAACTCCAGCTTGCTCACGTTCGGTTCACTGCCAACGAGGGACTTAACGGCAAGGGCACGATGGCGTGGACGAATGAGCTCGGCTTCGATCTGTACGTCACAAACACGCTGTACAACAGCGCGGCCACCCCC